CATATATTTATAATGAACATTAATTATACACGAAAATATACACATAAGAACAAATAACACACAATATATTAAGATAATTCAAGGTAAATAAAAGTTTAGATAAAGGCTAGATTTTCTCAAAACCCCCCTCTCACGGAGAAATGGCGATTATTTTTGCGACCTTTGGCGTTATTATTAACCCTAACTTTTGCGACCTTCTGCGTTCTAAAGAATATATTTTGCGACCTATTGCGTTCTAAAGATTTAATCGGAAATGCTGGGCATAAAAAAAGAGGGTCTTGCGACCCCCTTTAGTGTATCTAAGTTTGGAGAACTTATTAACATCTATAGATATATAGATATCAAGATTATAAATTCCCCAGATCTATTATGTCAAGGTTCTATTCATCCCCCTTTTTATAAAAAGTATTGTAAGTCTCTTGTTTTGCTTTTTTAGTTTTATCAAACTTAAAATCATTAAGAATAACAACACCCTTTTTTCTTAACAGTTTGTTTTGTTTTTCTTGATTAATGATCTTATCAACTATTGTCATCACTCATCTCCCTTAAAAAAGATTAGGCCGCATATTCCAAACACTAGGCCGCATAAAAAAGTTAAACCAGATCCGAATATAGAACCATTGAAAGAGCTAGAGAAGATCATGAAAGAAATCACGAGGGCTGAAGCCCCCACGATTCCATTAAGAGTTCCTATTTTAATATCTTTCACGATGTCACCTCTTCGCTAACGTATTCACATAAACCATAAGAGCAAAGTTGCTCACCTATAATATATGTATACATATTTACAACTCTCTCAGCTTCGCTAAAGTCTGTATAGACTTCACCAAAGTTATCTATTTCATATTCTTTAATGTAATTAATAACATTAAAGACTTCATCACCTAGCCATTGGGTGGCTTGATGTCGTCCTATGATGTAGTAACCAGTATTAAAAGCGTCATGATGCACCTCTTGATTATCGTTGTTTATTAAATAATCTCTATCATCTTTAATAGCCTCTTCTAAAAAATTCTCTAAGTGTTCTCTTATTTCTTGTTTCTTATAATTCATATTAAGTTCTCATTAGCATAATCAGTCAGCATTGAGGCCACGTTTGTAAGTGGCTCATTTGCATTTTTAATTAACAGTTTTCTAAATCCTAAATCCTCGCAACAGACATCAAAGTTTGCACAAGTCCATCCCTCGAAAATACTAGCAATTTGTTCTAGCTTATTGTTTTTAATTTTATCCATCTTTTAAGTTCTCCATTTTGCAAGGATAATTCCTTGTAAGTAATTGTAACATATTTACACACACGATTGCCAACAGATTAATTACAGCAGCTTGTGTCAAGTTTACTTGACATGGGTCTCTATTGGGTCAGAAGTCGTTTTTTTGAAATCGCGTTTTGCTTAGGGGGTACCCCCATATATAGGGGCGTGCCGTTTTTTTTTTGGGTATATATATAACTATAAGTATATACAATTACCATCTAAACCATTTTACCCCCCCCTTCTTTAATTAGGTACCATAATGGGGTACCATATTACAAATGAAAAAAAACATTTTCAAATGCCCAATAAAAAAAATAAGCTAGAGCACGTACCTGACGATACTTTAAAAGAGATCGTTATGATTCAAAGTCGCCTAAAGCAAATGGAGGTTAGCAACAAAGCTAACACTGACTTCATTGAATACGTTAAGCATGTATGGGATGGCTTCATCGAGGGCGAACATCACAAGCTCTTCGCTAAGAAGCTAGAGAACGTGGCTATGGGTAAGACTAAACGCCTTATCGTTAACATGCCACCGCGTCATACCAAATCAGAGTTCGCATCTGTGTTCTTTCCTAGCTGGATGATGGGCTTGCATCCTGACATGAAAATAATGCAAACTACCCATACGGCAGAATTATCTGCTCGTTTTGGACGTAAGGTTAGAAACCTTATGGATACTGATGAGTACAAACAAATCTTTGAGAAGGTTCGACTATCAGCCGATAGTAAATCAGCAGGACGATGGGAAACCAACCATGGCGGAGAATATTTCGCGGCGGGTGTTGGCGGAGCCATCACGGGTAGGGGTGCTGACCTCCTTATCATTGACGATCCTCATTCAGAACAGGATGCCCTCTCACCTTCTGCACTAGAGTCTGCTTACGAATGGTATACCTCTGGGCCGCGACAGCGTCTACAGCCTGGCGGAATCATAGTAATCGTTATGACGCGTTGGAGTACGCTAGATCTAACTGAGAAGCTTCTTAAGAGAATGGGCGAAGAGCACGCAGATCAGTGGGATATACTAGAATTACCTGCGATATTAGACGATAACACCCCTTTATGGCCCGAGTTCTGGAAGATAGAAGAGCTTGAGTCTGTTAAGGCATCTATCCCTATATCGAAGTGGAATGCTCAGTATATGCAGAACCCTACCTCAGAAGAGGGTGCTTTACTCAAGAGAGACTGGTGGCAGAAGTGGGAACACGATGAGCCGCCTAACACCACCTATATATTGCAGTCATACGATACAGCCTTTAGTTCTAAACAGACAGCTGACTACTCCGCCATAACCACATGGGGGGTGTTCCGTCCTAGCGATGGATCTCCTGAGTCGATCATTCTTCTCGATGCTAAGAAGGGGCGTTGGGACTTCCCAGAATTGAAGAGTACAGCCTATGATGAATATATGTCTTGGCAACCTGACATTGTGTTGGTAGAATCCCAAGCAAGTGGTACACCTTTGACGCATGAGTTAAGGATGATGGGTATACCTGTAGTGAACTACCGACCCACAAGAGGGAAGGACAAAGTTACTCGTGTACATTCGGCTTCACCAGTATTTGAGGCGGGCATGGTTTGGGCTCCAGATACAATCTTCGCAGAAGAAGTGATAGAGGAATGTGCGGCCTTCCCATTTGGGGAGCATGACGATTTTGTAGATTCAACAACACAGGCTATACTAAGATTTCGTCAAGGTAACTTTATAAGATTGGACTCGGATGAAGAAGATGAAGAGCCCATACCTAGACAAAGAATTTATTATTAGGAGTAATAACATGGGTAAAGCAAAAGTAGTAGCAGAGGGAATGAAAAAAATAGGCAACAAGCTTGTCAAAAAAAGAATGACAGCTGCACAAAGAAAAGAAATGTCTAAAGATTTTATTAAGAGCGGACAACCAAAAGGATTAACAGACAAGCAGTTTAATGCAAAGATTAAGAAAGACATGAGCAAGCAAAAAAGAATTGACTCAGTAAAAGAAAAAAATATGGCTGCTTCTAAAGATACCAAACCTAATAAGAAAGATGACTATTTTAATAGTGCAGAATACAAGAAGTTCGAGGCAAAAATGTTAAAAAAGATTGATAAAGGTTTAAAAGATACCAAGCCTAAGAAGAAAGCTGATGGCGGTATGATGAAGTACAAAGACGGCGGATCAGTTAGCCCTAAGAGATCTTCAAAAAAAGGTGTTGGTGCAGCTGTAAGAGGTTTTGGCAAAGCTTTAAGATAATGGGCATAAAGAAAACAGGGGTTACACACATTAGCAAGTTTGTAAAAAAAGTTGTAAAAAAAGCTAAAGCCCCTAAGATTGATAAACTAAAGACCAAAATACAAAATCAAGAAAGAAGACTTCAACAAGATTCTTCAAGCATAAGCAACAAAGCTTATAACAAAGATTCTAAAGAAATTGAAGAGATGAAGAGAGAGCTAGGAAAACTAATACAGGATTAACATGGCAGACATAGATAAGGCTATTACCTTTGAAGATCAACTTGAGCTAGGAGTTCGTGATCGTTCAAAGGAAATGGAAGTAGAAGTAGAAGTAGATATTCAAGAAGATAATCCTGACTTCGAAGGCTTCGAGGAAATGGAAGATGGAAACATCATGTTCGGTGAGGCAACTCCGCCGATGGAAGATACAGACTTCTATGCTAACTTAGCTGAGGAAGTAGAGTCTTCTGAACTAAACAGCCTTATGGATGATCTTATGGGCAGTATTGATTCGGATAAAGAATCAAGATCTGACTGGGAGAAGACATACAAAGAGGGTCTTCAATACCTAGGTATGAAGTACGAGGAAAGATCCCAGCCGTTTGAAGGTGCCTCTGGAGTTATGCACCCGCTTTTAGCCGAATCCGTTACTCAGTTCCAAGCCCAAGCTTACAACGAAATACTACCATCACAAGGGCCTGTTAAGACCCAAGTAATAGGTATGTCTAATGCCGAAACAGAGCAACAGGCAGCACGTGTACAAGAGTTCATGAACTACCAGCTTATGCAGGTTATGAAAGAGTACGATTCTGAGACAGATCAGATGTTATTCTATCTACCGCTATCGGGTTCTGCTTTTAGAAAAGTTTACTACGATCAGAATCTAGGAAGAGCTGTATCAAAGTTCATACCTAGTGAAGATTTAATCGTTCCTTACTCTGCTACTGACTTACACAGTGCTACAAGAATTACTCATGTCATTGATATGTCAATGAATGACGTTAAGAAGCTACAGCAAATAGGCTTCTATCGTGACGTAGATGTATCCTCTGGCAACATGCTAGATGATATTGATGAAGTACAGGAAGAAATAGATGAAATACAAGGCGTTAGCCCTAGTTATGACGATGATGATACTTGTAAAGTATATGAGGTTCATACTGAGTTAGATGTCGCAGGTTATGAAGATTTAGACTCAGAAGGCGAAGAAACAGGTATAAAACTACCTTATATCATTACTATAGCTAATGATAAAGTCCTATCTATACGTAGAAACTACAAAGAAACAGATCAATTAAAGCAACGTATTAACTACTTTGTTCACTATAAGTTCTTACCAGGCTTAGGATTCTATGGCTTTGGTTTAACTCACATGATAGGCGGCCTATCTAAAGCATCAACATCTATCTTAAGACAGTTAATTGACGCAGGTACTTTATCTAATCTACCTGCTGGATTTAAAGCCCGTGGTATTCGTATTCGTAATGATGATCAACCACTACAACCTGGTGAGTTCAGAGACATGGATGCCCCTGGCGGAAGTTTGCGAGATGCCTTTGTACCGTTACCTTTTAAGGAGCCAAGCCAAACCCTACTCTCTCTCCTGGGTATCTTGGTTGACAGTGGAAGGCGTTTCGCTTCGATAGCTGATACGCAAGTTGGTGAAGGAAATCAGAATGCTCCTGTAGGAACAACGATTGCACTACTAGAACGTGGTACTCGTGTTATGAGTGCTATTCATAAAAGACTTCACTCAAGTCAAAGAATAGAATTTGAGATACTAGCAAAAGTATTTAGTGAATACTTACCACCAGACTATCCTTACTTCACAGCTAACGGAAACCAAACTATCAAGGCTCAAGACTTTGATGAAAGAGTAGACGTATTACCTGTATCAGATCCTAATACTTTCTCTATGAGTCAGAGAGTTATGTTGGCTCAAGAGATATTAAGAACTGTACAAAGTAATCCTGAAATACATGGCCCCGCTGGACTGCATGAAGCATACAGAAGAATGTACGGTGCAATGGGTGTTCAAGATGTTGAGAAACTTCTACCGCCTACGCCACAGCCTATGCCTATGGATCCCGCTAATGAGAACGCATCTTTGATATCAGGTATGCCAGCTCAAGCATTTGCTGGGCAAGATCACGATTCGCACATTAACTCTCACATGTCCCTATACGGAACTATGACTGCTCAAGCTAATCCTATGGTGTTATCTTTAATTCAATCACATATTTATCAGCATGTATCTTTTAGAGCAGCTGAGATAGTGGACGAACAGAATGCACAAGATCAACAGTTCCAACAAATGATGCAACAAATACAACAGCTACCTCCAGAAGTATCTGGTCAATACATGCAAGAGATACAAGACAAAGTTGCTAAAGATATAGCAGCTGTTATTGCTCAGTTGACTGAACAGATAAACGCTATGTTTATGCCACCTCAACCGCAACCTGATCCTTTAGTAGAACTAAGAGGTAAAGAGTTAGATATTAAAGCTGATGATGTACAACGTAAGCGTGAAGAGTTTTCACAAAGACAAGAGTTTGATGCTATGAAGTCTATGGATAATACAAGGCTGGCAGAACAGCGTTTAGAAATTCAAAAAGAAATAGCTACAATGAAAGACAACATAGCTAGAGATCGAATGGATCAATCAGCACAATTTAAAGCAATGGATATAATGAGAGGTTAATTATGAGTTCAGTTAGAAATAAAATGAAAGCTATTCACAAAGAAGAGCTTAAAAAAGAAGAGGAAATAAACAATGGCAATGGGACGATCATCAATGAGTATGCAGATAGAAAAATCGACATCGAAGCTATCGCCAAGCAGGCAGATAAAGATGCCGACAAACTCCTCAAAAAAACAGCAGTCGAAGTCAAGGCTAAAAAAGAAGAACCAAAAGTTAAAGTTAAGTCTGAGCCTAAGGCTAAGGCCAAGCCTGTAGCTAACAAAAAAGTTAAACCAGTAGCGGTAAAGAAAAAGAAATAGTATGCCGTTAAAAAAAGGTAGCAGTAGAAAGACTATATCTGCTAATATAGGAGAATTGGTTAACAGTGGCAGAAAAAAGAAGACTGCTATTGCCATTGCTTTAGATAAGGCAAAGGCATATAGAGCATCTAAAAAAAGGTAAATTAATATGAAAAATGTAAAAGCAAGCGTAACTATTAAAGATCAAGGTACTGTTAATTACTCTGATCTTAAAAAGATTCCTAACGGATCTGCACCACAACCTAAGGGTTACGGTGGCGGCGAATCAAGAGGCGGCGGTGCTGCTCTTAGAGGTAAGAAGTTTAAAGGAATTTGCTGATGGGAATATTAGACGCAATAAGAAAAGGCGTAGCAGAAAGAAAAGGAATACCTGGCAGAGATGCAGGTGCTACTATGGCTAGACCTATGCAACCACAACAAGCACCTAGACCTACCTTAATTCAAGGCGGCCCTGCTTACTTTACTCCCGAAGGTTATCAAGCACCTCTACAGCCACAACAAGCTTTCATGCCTACAGATACTATGGGCGATCCCATTGGTGATATGTTTAGAGCTCAACCAAAGCCACCAAGAAATCAATTACCAAGATTGCCACCTCCAGACATTCCTCCATATGAACCTCCTATGTGTTTTGTGGCAGGAACTAAAATTGATATGGCTGATGGAACTAAAAAAGTTATTGAAAATATTGCAATGGGAGACGAAGTATTAGCTTTAAATGGTGAAACAGATGTCGTTTCTTATGTGCACGATATTCCGAAAGCTGACAGAAATTTATGGACTATAAACGATAGAATAACTGCTACAGATGCTCATGCTTTCTTAACTAACGATGGGTGGAAATCTAATAACTCTAAACTATCTAATACAGTTTATAACGATTATGGTATAGAAGTTAAAGAATTACAGTTAGGCGATAAATTAATAACAAAAGATGGTATAGAAGAAGTTACAAAACTTGAAAGTGAAAAAGATTTTATAAAAGTTTATAACTTCACCACTTCTAATACTCATACTTACATGGTTGATGGTGTGGTATCACACAATAAAATGCCCCCAAGAAGGTATGATAGAGAACCTATGCCTGTTGGTGGCCCTGTTGAGCCTATAGATATGCCTATGCCAATGCCTGATCCGCCAATAACAGGAGGCGGTGCACCTAATCCACCAGGAGTGGGCGGTGGAACAGTAGATATGATGGTTATAGTTTATGGCCCTGATGGAAAAATGTATAGCTCCCCTGGTGCAGCAAGAGATGCAGGAGTAACAGATTTTAGTATGACTAATCCTAATTCAAAACCATTTCCACCTGACGCTGGATTCCCTGACGGTGGATTTCCTGATGTTGGATTTCCTGATGTTGGTGGTGATTTAGGCCGTGGACTTCCAGATTTTGGTGGTGCTTTAGGCAACCTTATGGGTGGAGAAATGCCTCCAATACCAGCTCCAATACAAGAGCCTATAAATATGCCACAGCCTCCTTCAAGACCAGGACTTCCAGCAGACTTTAATCCAGCTGCAGGAATCCCAGGTTCAGGTGTACCTCCAGTACAAAACCCAGGAGACTTTAGGGACGGACTACCTAGCGTTACAGACTTTGATAATAGATTCTCTGAATCAGAACTTGATGATATGAGAGATAAGTTTAGACCAGAACTAGAACCAGTTGTCCCGCCTGCTGAAAAGAGTCCTTTCATTCAAGATCTTAACAACCAAGTAGTTGGCGGATCTAACGATCCTTTGTCACCAAATTATAAAGACCCAAGACAAATACCATCTTTAGGCCCTATACAATCACCTCCTCCTGGATTTACACCTCAAGTTCCACTAGGGCCAGGTGATCCTGATTATATAGATATGGGCTCATTTTTAGGAGGCTCAAGATTTAGACCTGGAATTACAGATGCACCTAGTAGACGTGGCGAATTCGAGTCTATAGCAGCCCAAGATCCAAATGCTATACCGCCAGAATTTAGAACACCACCTCCTGAGCCGCCAATGGACATAGCACCTCC